CAGTGGCTCGTATTCTGTCCGCGCTGTGAGGGGTTGAGATGGCAGGCGCACTCGATAGTCTTTTCAAGAACGTTGCTAAGCAGGTCGTTGCTGACTTGGGCAAGTCGTTTGACCATACGATCACGTACACCCGCAAAGCATCTCCGACTTACAACACAAGCACCGGAGCGCTGACGACGACCGATACGGCTTACTCGTTTGACGCACCGGTCGAATTTGTTGATTCTGAGGAGGAGGAAGGCCGTGAAGAGCGCAAAGCCAAGCTATACATCACGCCAGATCTGATTGGGGACAACCAACCCACCTTTGAAGACACGATTACTTTGAAATACGCCGGGTCCAACCGCGTTGCCCAAATCACAGACATCCGCACTTTCAAAGGCGACCAGGAGTATTTCTTCACCATCCAAGTGAGGTTCTGATGGCTAAGAAAAAAGGTCTTGGCCAAATCGTCACCGATCTGGAACGCAAAATAAATCGTGATTACAACGCTCTGATCCAGCTCACTGTCGAAGGCTTGGGCACAGAAGAGAACAGCCCAGTGGACACAGGGTTTTTCGCGTCAAGTTGGAAAGCATCAACTCAAAAGGTTCGCGCTGAAGACAAGCGCGAAGACTTTGCCCCCTGGTCAAGCATCCACAAAACCAGAGATCCCAGCAAAAACCAGTGGGTTCACACAAGTAAAAAGCCCATCGGCAGCCAAATAAAACCGCGTTTTGCTGTTCCCGAGTTCAACTATAAGCGCCAGCCCTCGGTCTATATCGGCAACACCGCTGAATATGCGGGTTATGCCTTGGAGTCCCCAAAAGTGGCAAACTTTGTTCAGGGCAAAATGGGGCCACTGGTTCAAGAAACCTTTGGGGACAAACGTCCTGGCCGTATTTTTGTCAGAACTGGATCCAACAGCAGTGTGTTCGGGTCTTATACCAAGCTCTAAACCATGACTCTCGTAAACGCCCGCGCGGCCTTCGAAAAAGCAGTCACTGACGCTGTTGCAGCCGCTGATAACACGGTGCTTATGGTTTACGACAACGTTCGTTACACCACTCCCGGCAAAACCAAAAAATACATCTTGATGACGGTGAACTTCAACCGTTCCACCATTCAAAACCAAGGCGCAGCCCAGGACTACTACTCCGGCGTCATCCAGTGCAACATCTATGTACCTAAGTCTGCTGGAACGTCAGTGCTTTCTAGCCTTAGTGAAGCTGTCATCGACGGGCTTACATCAGTCAACGCCTCGGACTACACCGACACTTTTAGTGTCGCGCCTCGCGTATCTGACATTTCTGGTCCAACACCGCTTGAGTTAGAAGATCGGTCTCACTTCATCGGCATTGTTTCTTGTCAGTTCACCGCAGTTGTGTAGTATATTGAGGCAAACGGTACTACTTTATGCGCGCCTCTGAACTGCTTCGTAATAAGTTCGGCGTTAGTCAGCTGTACAAGCATGAAGTCAAGGATGGCGACGAAACGGTGCTTGAGATTTACTGGCACCCGCTGACCATTGCAGAGCGCGAGTCCATCCAAAAGAAGGCCGGATCGGATGATGCCAACGACTTTGCGTTGGGCATGATGATCGAAAAGGCGCTTGACGTTGACGGTAAGCGGCTGTTCCAGGACGGTGAAAAGGCAGCCCTTAAAAACGCCGTCGACGCCTCCATCCTGCAGGAAATCCAGCTCGCCATGCTGAATTCTGGGGCTGAGAACAAGGTGGAGGAAGCGAAGGCAGACCTCAAAAGCAAATAGCGACTGGTACTTCATCTACTTCCTCGCCAAGGAATTAGGGACCACAGTCGCCCAGCTTGCCCAGCACCTAACCCAAGAGGAGTTAATCGGCTGGGCCGCTTACTACGAGCTGCATAACGAGCAGCAGGAAAAAGCAGTGCAAAACGCCAAAACCGGCGCTAGGGCGCGCTCAATGAGTGCGCGGTAGACTGGAGCGTAAGACTCTACGTGCTTTACCGTGGCCCAGTACGACGTAGATATTCAGCTTGCGGTAAAGAATTTAAATACAATTAAGAGTCTTAAGAAAGAACTTAGTGCTGTTGAGGAAGCGCTTCAGCGAATTTCGAAGTTAGATACTTTTGATCCTTCTGGATTTAGAGCTAGATCAAAAGCACGCCAAGATGAGAAAAACCAAATAAGAGAGCAAATAAGGCTGACAAACGATTTAAAAAGAGCAGAAAGTGCTAGACGGGCGGAGTTGCTTCGGGGAGTTCGGCTAGAGCGCCAGCAGCGTATGCGTGGCCTACAGCAATACGCCGGGCCTATAGGACCTGGCCCAGCAAGCCCTGTCGGCGGCAGAATTCGTCAGATGCAGGAAATAGAGCAGCTTACAAAAGCTGCTTTTGCGTCCCTTAACGAAATGGCGGTAGCGGCCAAAGCCCATGACAACGCCGTAACTAAGAGCGAGCTTGCTAACGATGATGTCGTATTTAAGCAAAAACTAGCGAAGATTGAAGCACTAGCAGATGCAGAACTTAAAGCTACTAAAGAAGCAGATAAGAAAGCTTTAGCGGACTTTGACGAAAAACTAAAAGGCAGACTTGCTGCCCGTAAAACTGGTCTTTTTGGGGACGCTACGGTCCAGCAGAGAGCTGGTGCGGCTGTAAGTGCCGGCGCATTTCCGCTGTTGTTTGGCGGCGGTCCAGGCATGGCGCTCGGTGGCGCAATCGGCGGCGCTGTAACCGGCAAAACCTTTGGCCCAGCCGCTATTGCTTTACAGGTTCTTGGCGGATTTTTTGATGAGCTTGCTGCTAAAGCTGCAACGCTTGGTCAGGCCCTAAACCTTGCAACTGCGGATATTGATGCAGTTGTTGAGTCTTTGGGCGTAGTCGGGAGTCCGATACAAGAAGCAATTCAAAGTTTGGAGGAATTAGCCGGGGAACAAGTAGCGCTTGAAGCAGCAACTAAGCAGCTTTCCTTAGTTGTGGGTGATGAAGGCGTTGAAGCCCTTATGGCTTTTGGCGATGCTTCGACACGGCTAGGGAATGCTCTTACTCGAGTAACAACTCAAATTTTGGCGGCTATTGCGCGGTTTTCCGGACCTGTTGTAACACAAGCAGTACAAGCACTGGAATTTCAAGCGGATTTATCTGCAGCGCGGCAGTCTAGTGATCCCAGACAACGACTTTTACAGGGACAGCTTCAAAATATAAATATGGCTGAAGACGTTGTTTTTGGGCAGCAACGGGCAGACATAGAAGCAGAAATGGTAAAACTACAAAGAAAAATTAAAGAAGAAGCAGAAGCCGCTTTACAAGCAAAAGTAGAAGCAGCGAGAGTAGGTTCTGCCGAACACGTAATTGCTAAAAATAACTTAGCTATTGCGCAGCTAGACGGAGACCTAACAGATGAGCGGGTATTTCGTTTAGAGAAAGCAAACATTTTCCAAGAAGCCCGTAAAAAACTTTTAGAAAAGGGGGCTGACATAAAACTAATTGAACTGGAAAGAGACGAAAAACTTTTGACTTTAGCCAATAGGAGAAATGATCTGATAGACGCTGCAAACGAAAAGGCTAAACGTTTAAGCGACAAAGATCAAAAAGCTATTGACCGCAAGGCAAAGGCGGTCGAAAGGGAGATGGAGCGCGCTGACAAAGCTTTTGATAAAGCAGCTAGTCAGCTAGACAAAATTACTAACAAGCACGAAGACAAAATGGCGTTTGAGCGGGAGTATTCTCGCTTGATTCAAGAGGGCAGCACGCCTGCTGCTGCAAAGCAGGCTATTGAGCTTCAGAAGCAATTACTTGAGTTAGATCGCAGCTATACCAAGCTACTAGATGTTGTCGATGCTGAAATACTTAGGGTAGAAACTTCTATTGAAGAGTTAAAAATACAAGGGGGTATTACTACTGAATACGAAAAACAACTTGAGATACTTAGAAAGAGAAAAGAAGAACTTGAAGGCAAAAAGGGCAAAGCTAAGGGCGCTATTGAGGAAGACTTAGCTCCTGAAACGTTTGAGGACAAGATAAAAGGCGAGATGGAGAAAGTTCAAGAAGCCTTAAACGATCTGCTTGATCCGGCAAATCAAGTGATTGCTGCAGCTGATGCTATTGGCAATGCTTTCAGCGAATCCTTCAAGGGCATAGTTACGGGCAGCATGACCGCCCGGGAAGCGCTGGCCAACTTGTTCCAGCGCACAGCCGATCATTTCATTGATATGGCGACGCAAATGATTGCCCATGCAATCAAGATGAAAATCTTGGGTATTGCGTTGAACGCTTTTGGCGGCGCTGCTGGTGGCGGAACAACCCCTCCAACCACAATGCCTGGTGCATCTGTTCAAACAGGTCCTGGTTTAAATATCAACGGGGTAGATCAATTTATAGCTCCGCCAACAATTGCAGCATCTGGCGGATATTTTGGAGGTCCTACACGCGCTTTGATTGGAGAAGGCGGTCAAGGCGAGTACGTCATTCCAGAAAATAAGATGCGTGAAAGCATGGCGCGTTACTCGCGTGGTGCTCGCGGTTCTGCAGTTGTCCCCGAAGCAGGGGCATCTGGAACGTCAGGCGAAGGTGGCGGAACAGCTGTTGCCGCACCAATCGACGTTCGTTTTAACGTAGAGCGCATCAACAACGTTGATTACGTCACTGCTGAGCAGTTCCAGGCTGGAATGCAGCGAGCAGCACAACAAGGTGCTGCAGAAGGTGAACGTAGAGCGATGGGCTCACTTCGCAACTCAGCTGCTACTCGCCGGAGGATTGGGATCTAATGGAATTTGTCTACGGGCACCTGCTTGAAGTT